TCAACAAAGGGATTTGTTGCCGGTGATAACTACACAATAATATTAGAAGTAAGATAGATGAGTAAGAGAAAACCTAAAGACCGTTCTTACGAGATACTCGAAAGAATAGTTGGCACTAAGTCAAAGGCAACTTTGGCAGAAGCATTTAAGATGGCATTCGCTGAGAAGTATGATGTCAAGAGAGAAGAAATTAAACAGGGTATAGTCGATAAAGTCTATAACAAAGAAAAGGTGGAAAAATGAAACTAATTACAGAAACAATTGAAGATATCGATATCTTAACAGAAGCCAACTCAAAAGGTGGCAAAGATTATAAGATAAGAGGTGTTTTCATGCAAGCGGATATTAAGAACCGCAACGGTCGTACATATCCAGTAGGCACTTTGCAGACTGAAGTTGCACGATACACAAGAGAATTTATCGATAAGAAAAGAGCTTTCGGAGAACTTGGGCATCCAGACGGACCTACAGTTAATCTTGAGAGAGTTTCTCATATGATAACCAGTCTTAAGCCAGAAGGTAAAAACTTCATTGGTGAGGCGAAAATAATGGATACTCCTTACGGCAAAATCGTCAAGAACTTAATTGACGAAGGCGCTCAGTTGGGTGTATCTTCAAGAGGCATGGGGTCTATATCTAACGGTACAGTTGGTAAAGACTTCTATCTTGCAACAGCAGCTGACATAGTTGCAGACCCATCGGCGCCTGATGCTTTCGTAGAAGGTATTATGGAAGGCAAAGAATGGGTATGGGACAACGGCATACTAAAGAGTAAATCTGTTGAAGCATATAAACACGAAATAGAAAAAGCAAGATTACACGAATTAACGGAAGTTAAATCAAGAATTTTTGCTGACTTTATCTCAAAGTTGTAAAAAAGTACGCAAATTATCACCAATGCGTAAGGATTGAGATGTTAGTTTGTATAAATATTTGTAATTAATGAAATAAATTAATTTTAATAAAGGAGACCGAATGTCTGAAACCGAAATTAAAGAAGAAGGAGTCTTAGCAGAAGCACCTAATGTAGTTACTAAGGATGCACAAGCAGCTGAGCCTACTCACCTTTCAAACGACGCTGAGGATTTGGGACCAGCAGTAGTTAAACCTACTGATAGTAACCCGGACGCTGCGAAAAAGGTATCAAAAGTATCTGATGCACAAACAAAAGATGCTAATGATGGTTCTTTACCGAATGACAACAAGCCGACTACTGCTTCTGAAGAAGTAGAAATTGACTTGTCTGCTGATGTTGCTGCATTAGTTTCATCTGACGCTGATTTATCTGAAGAATTTAAAGATAAAGCTGCGACTATATTTGAAACTGCTGTAAAGACAAGAATCAAAGAACACAAAGAAATCTTAGAAGTACAGTTTGAAGAAAAACTTTCTGCTGAAACTGAAACAGTAAAAGAAGCTATGGTCGAGAAAGTCGATTCATATCTTAACTATGTTGTTGAAGAATGGATGAAAGAGAATGAATTAGCAGTTGAAAGAGGTATTCGTACCGAAATCGCTGAAGATTTCATTACTGGACTTAAAGGACTTTTCAAAGAGCATTATATTGATGTTCCTGAAGAAAAATATAATGTACTAGACGATTTAACAGGTCAAGTCAAAGATTTAGAAAGCAAACTAAACGAACAGATTGAGAAAAATGTCAATCTTTCTAAAGATGTTTCTGAGTCTAAAAGAGAAAGCTTAGTTGTTTCTGTATCTGAAGATTTAGCAGACACAGAGAAAGAGAAGTTTGCTTCTATGGCTGAAAATGTTGAGTACGATAGTGCTGAGAAGTTTGCAGAGAAGTTAGAAACTATTAAAGAATCTTACTTCCCTAAAATGAAAATAGAAGAAGCTACATCAAGTGATGAAGTCGATTCTGTGGCGGAAAATTTACCTGTTGACGCTGGTACATCCGATGCTATGGCTGCATATACGGCCGCTATTTCAAAAGACCTTACGACTTTCAAATAGTCTAAGGGTGATTAACAATTAATAAATAACAAGGAGAGATAAATGTATCTTACTGAAAATTTACAAGAAAAATGGCAGCCAGTATTAGAGCATCCAGATTTACCAAAAATCGGTGATAGCTATAAGCGTGCTGTAACAACTGTAATTCTTGAGAACCAAGAAAAAGCAGTTAGAGAAGATAGAGGTTTCATGACTGAAGCTGCGCCTGGTAACTCTGTTGCTGGTGGTGGTGTTGATAACTGGGATCCTGTGTTAATTTCACTAGTTCGCCGTGCAATGCCTAACCTTATTGCGTATGATGTATGTGGAGTTCAACCAATGACAGGACCAACTGGTCTTATCTTTGCAATGAAATCTAAGTTTCTATCACAAGACGGACCTGAAGCATTATTTAACGAAGCAAACACAGAATTTTCTTCTGATAACGCTACTACAGATAACGCTGGTGCATCTGGTGATGCTCAATCGGGAACTAACCCTGCAACTCTAAACGATTCTAGTGCTGTATATACTACAAGTTCTGGAATGACAACTGCTGCTGCAGAAGCTCTTGGTGATGCTTCTACTAACGCATTTGCTGAGATGGCATTTTCAATCGATAAAGTAACTGTTACTGCTCGTTCTCGTGCTCTTAAAGCAGAGTATTCAATGGAACTTGCACAAGACCTTAAAGCAATTCATGGTCTTGACGCTGAAACTGAATTGGCAAACATTTTGTCAACTGAGATTCTTGCTGAAATCAACCGTGAAGTTGTTCGTACTATCTATGGTCACGCTAAAGCGGGTGCTCAAGTGAATACTACAACTGCTGGAACTTTCGACTTAGACACAGACTCTAATGGTCGTTGGTCAGTTGAGAAATTCAAAGGTTTACTTTATCAACTAGAAAGAGATGCTAACGCTATTGGTCAACAGACTCGTAGAGGAAAAGGTAACATAATCATCTGTTCTGCTGATGTCGCTTCTGCGCTTCAAATGGCTGGTGTTTTAGATTACGCTCCTGCACTTAACACTAACTTGAATGTTGATGATACTGGTAATACTTTCGCTGGTGTTCTTAATGGTAAGTTCAAAGTATATGTTGACCCATATTCTGCGAATGTATCTGCAAGTCAGTTCTATGTTGCTGGTTATAAAGGTACTTCACCTTATGACTCTGGTCTTTTCTATTGCCCATATGTCCCATTACAAATGGTTCGTGCAGTTGGTCAAGATTCATTCCAACCAAAAATTGGTTTCAAGACTCGTTACGGAATGGTTCAAAACCCATTTGCAACGGCTCGTGGTACTGGTGTACTAGATGTATCTGGTGCAGTAGGTGCTGATGACCAAAATCTATACTATCGTAGAGTTAAAGTTGCAAATATTATGTAATTTTACTTTCTACATTGTAGAGATAAAGAAAGACACCTTCGGGTGTCTTTTTTTTCGTCTTTTAAAACTCTTATAAATATTAATGTAGAAATAATTCTACAACACACACACATAGGAGAAACACATGGCAAATAAAAATGCTTATGAGCTTCGTACAGATATACTCAGTATGGCTCAAAATAGAGTAATGGACAAATTCAATAATGAGTTTGGTGTATGGGATATGTCTTGCGAAAGGCATCCTGATACAGGGGCGCTTATGTCAACCACTACACCACCTACTTACCCAACTACTAGTGAGATACTAAAAACTGCAAATGAACTATATACATTTGTTGAAGCTGGTCGGGTGAAGTAATATCTATTAAGGCGGGTCAAACCGCCTTTTATAACTATTATAAATATTAGTATGAAATCATTTAAACAAGTAGAAGAAATCGATTGTATCTGTGAAGAACAATATCAAGACTTAGTTATTACAGAGGCTGAGTATCAAGGTAAAACAGTTAAACTGAATGACCCGATACGAGGTGGTAGTAAGAAGTTTTATGTTTATGTCAAAGATGGCGATAGAATTAAAAAAGTATCATTCGGTGATACGACAGGTTTGTCAATCAAAAGAGATGACCCTGCTCGTAGAAAATCGTTTCGTGCAAGACACAAATGCGATACTGCAAAAGATAAGACAAGTGCAAGATATTGGTCATGTTATCAATGGCGTGCTAATGCACCGGTGAATAACTAATGACAGATGTAAATGTACAAACTAGACAGCCGTCTATTATAGACTATGCAAGTCCTATACAGTTTAGATTTAAGTGTTCTAAACTACCAAAAGTAGAATTCTTCTGTCAGACTGCAAACATTCCTGGTATCGGATTAGGTGTAGCAGATATCGAAACACCACTCAAATCAATACCTTTTCCTGGTGATAAAGTTACATATCAAGATTTGGCAATATCATTTCTTGTAGATGAGAATTTAGAAAACTATAAAGAAATACACGACTGGATAATTGGTCTTGGTGCACCACAAAATCATACACAGTTCTCAGATTTAAGGGCAACATCTAGTGATAGATTTCCTGGCACATCATCAAGTAATGCTATAACGGGTCAAGCAACAGCCGACCCTCTGCCTGAAAGTGGCATGTATTCAGACGCAACATTGACAGTTTTAAACAGTAAGAACATTGCTGTAACAGAAATAAGATTTCACAACATATTCCCAACATCTCTTGGTGCATTATCATATGATGTGCAGGCGAGTGATGTGAATTACCTATCTACAGCAGTAGATTTTAGTTACATGTATTATGAAATAGTACAACTGTAACGCTTGACAACATCACCGAGAGGTGATATAATAATGGATAAATTATGACACTAGAAGAATTGCAGCAATCAGCTGACAGAGATTTAAAGATAGATGATACTGACTTAGGCACAGAATCAATAAACATACCAATACTTCATAACAAATACCTACAACACTACAATAAGTTCTGTTTGCTTTTAAAGAAGGCAGAGTACGAACAAAAAGCACTCAAACGACATAAGTGGGAATACTACACAGGTAAATCTGATGCATCCGTGTATCAAGAGAAACCATTCGACTTGAAAATACTCAAGGCAGATGTTCATATCTATATGGACTCAGACGAAGAACTACAAAAAGCAGACCAGAAAGAAGCATATCTACGACAAGTAGTAAACTATCTTGAACAGTTATTGCGAAGCATAAACACACGAAACTTTATAATCAAAAACGCTATCGACTGGGCACGGTTTACGAGCGGCGCACTATAGTTTATGGAAACTCTTATCTTGGAAAAGAAAGACGAAGTGTATCTGACAGTTGATGCTGAACAAAGTATTCAACGAGAGTTATCTGAGTTTTTCACATTCTATGTGCCTGGATATAAGTTCATGCCCGCCTTTCGTAATCGTATGTGGGATGGCAAGATACGAATGTTCTCACAGAAAACAAAAGAAATCTATTTCGGATTGTTCCCATACATCAAAGCATTCGCAGAAGAAAGAGGATACAATGTTGTCTGTGGCGAAGGTGTTGAGATAGAGAACAATGTGTCAAGAGATATCGTTGAAAAGTTTTCTAATAGTCTAGGTCAGAAGTTTGAGGCAAGAGATTATCAGGTCGATGCTATCTATCACAGTCTAAAATTTAATCGTGCCTTATTATTAAGTCCTACGGCTAGTGGTAAATCATTTATTATCTACTCACTCATTCGCTACTACACACATCTAATCAAAGACGATACAAACAATCGAATACTATTAATCGTGCCGACAACTTCACTCGTAGAACAAATGTATTCTGACTTTCAAGAGTATGGTTGGGATGTAGAAAAGAATTGTCATAGATTGTATAGTGGTCATTCTAAAGAAACAAATAAGAAAGTATTGATATCAACATGGCAAAGTTTATTTCGTTTACCTAAGGCATACTTTGACCAGTTTGGCGTTGTGTTTGGTGATGAGGCACATCTATTTAAGTCAAAGTCATTAAGTGAGATTATGTCTAAACTGACAGACTGTAAATATAGAATCGGATTAACAGGCACACTTGATGGTGCTCAGACACATAAACTTGTGTTAGAGGGTTTGTTTGGCGCTGTCAATAAAGTTACATCAACTAGAAAACTAATGGATAAGAAACAGTTATCAAATCTGACTGTTCGTTGTTTGATACTGAAACATACACCTGAACATTGTCAAGCGATTTCAAAAGGCAAGTATCAAGATGAGATTGACTATCTTGTCAGTAGTCGGTCAAGGCAAAACTTCATTCGTAACCTTGCAATTAAACTTCAAGGCAATACTCTTGTGTTATTTCAACTCGTTGAGAAACATGGTAAGAATCTACACGAGATAATAAAAGAGAAGGCGGCTGATGGTAGAAAAGTCTTTTATATTTTTGGTGGTGTTGAGGCAGATGAACGAGAAGCAATACGAGGCATTGTTGAGAAAGAAAAAGATGCTATCATTGTTGCAAGTTATGGTACATTCTCTACTGGCGTAAACATTAAGAATCTACATAATATCATATTTGCAAGTCCGTCTAAGAGTAGAATAAGAAATCTACAGTCAATAGGTCGTGGGTTAAGACTTGGCGATAACAAGGTAGATGCTACATTGTATGACATTGCTGATGATATGACATGGAAGTCAAAAGAAAACTTCACTTTAAAACACTTTCAAGAACGAATAAATATATACACAGAAGAAGAATTCGATTACGAAATGCATAGTATAGACCTCAAGGACTGATAAATATAAGTATGGAAACATTAAACGAACCTACTCACCCTACTGATTACAGATTAGCTAAGTTAATGGACGGAAGTCTATTGATGGGAACTATCTCTGTTGATGATGAACATATGAGAATTATTAACCCTTTAGAGTTAGTAACGATACCTCGTATGACAAATGAAGGCCTAAAAGAAGATACAACTTTATCAAAATGGATACCATTTACTGATGATATAGAGTTTGTAATTGCAAAAGACAAAGTAGTTGTTATCACTTTAGCGTCTGTTGACTTAGCACATTACTATGAAGTTGTTCTTGCTAAAGTTGAAGCGAGTGATGCTAAAATCAGACCAGCGTTGAGTGCTGATGATATAGATAGAATATTAGAAATCGCAGACGAAGAAGATGAAGAACTGCTTGAGTGGGATGAAGAAGGCGGTAATGTAATCGGTGGTCATAAGATAGACTCTAAGAAGTTTCATTAACCTCTAGGTAGCTTAATGGTCTCTCACGCATCTACATATGCGATTATACAGTACTTTTTAGGCGTTGTCAAGCGTTTATTCCAATTAAATTATTGTTAGTATAGGCTTGACATTTCTTTACAACTCTAGTATAATAGACACTATGAATAAAACAACAGATAGAAATATCAAAAAGAAAAACCAGTTGAAGCATACCAAAGAGAAACTTCATGATTTGAAGGATACTAAAAGTCATAAGAAACTTAATCTAGTTAAAAAACTAAAGAATCTTATGAAGCGTAATGAAAGAAAAGGACTATAGCATGGCAGAAGAAGTAAAACTAAAACCAAAACAGAAACCTCATTATGTAGATAATAAGAAGTTTCTTGTAGCAATGACAGAGTATCGTGAGTTAAGAATTAAAGCCGAAGAAGAAGGCAAAAGACGACCGACTGTTACTAATTATATAGGTGAATGTTATCTAAAGATTGCTAATCACTTATCATACCGACCTAATTTTATCAACTATACTTACAGAGATGATATGATTTCAGATGGTATAGAGAATTGTCTACAATACATGGACAACTTTGACCCCGAAAAGAGTAAGAACCCATTCGCATACTTTACACAGATTATATACTATGCGTTTATTCGTAGAATTCAGAAAGAAAAGAAACAACAACATGTCAAACAAAAGATGATACAGAACTTTGGCATTGAAAATATGATGGACTCAATAGAAGGCGATGATACACAATATCAAAGTCAAATGTTAGATTTTTTAAGACGAAACAGCAGAGAAGAACTACCAGAAGATAAGAAAAAAGAAACCACTAAAAAATAATATATTATGAAAATAGCCTTATTGAATGACACCCATTTCGGTGCCAGAAACGATAGTCTTATATTTGATGATTTCTTCCACAAGTTTTATGATGAGGTATTCTTTCCTTATCTAAAAGAACACAACATCAAAACGCTCATTCATTTGGGTGATGTCGTAGACAGAAGAAAGTTTATCAACTTTAGAATTGCTCATAACTTTAGAAATAAGTTTATGAAACGACTATGGGATGAAAAGATAGACACTCATGTCATTATTGGCAATCACGATATCTACTATCGAAATACTAACAAAGTAAACGCCATAAAAGAATTATGCACAAGTGCTGACGGCATTAACGAGCCTTGGATATATGAAGAAGCAAAAGTAGTAGACTTTGATGGTACAAAACTATTGATGATGCCTTGGATTAATCCAGAGAACGAAGCAGACTCATTTGAAATGTTAAAGACTGCCGAGGCAGATGTCTGTATGGGCCACTTTGATTTGAATGGTTTCAGTATGAATGATTCTATGAAACAATCACACGGCCATGACAAGAGTATCGTAAGTCGTTTTGAAAGAACTTATAGTGGTCATTTTCACCATAAGAATGATGATGGTCAAGTGTACTATCTAGGCAATCAATACGAAATCACATGGTCAGATTATAAAAATCAAAAAGGGTTTCATATTTTTGATACTGAAACAAGAGATGTTGAGTTTGTGCCTAATCCATTTACTATGTTTATTAAGATTCACTATGATGATATCTTGACAAACTATGATAAGTTTGATGTAACAGATTATAATCAAAAGTATGTAAAGTTGATTGTTGTTAATAAAAAAGACAACGAAATGTTTGACAGATTGCTTGAAAGACTGTATAATGATATATCTGTACACGAACTCAAGATACTAGAAGATTATTCTGATTTATCTGCGGCTACTGTAAGTGATGATGTTGTTGAAGGTTCAGAAGATACAATGAATCTAGTAAGTAACTATGTTGACCAATTGAAAGTCGACCTAGATAAAGACAGATTGAAAGTAATGATTAAAGAAATGTATATTGAGGCACAAGACACGGACGCTATTAAATCATGATAATATTTAAAAAGATAAGATATAAAAACTTTTTATCAACAGGTCAAGCATTTATTGAGATTAACTTAGATGAATCGCCCACAACACTTGTTGTTGGTAATAACGGCGCTGGTAAATCTACAATGCTAGACGCTATGTGTTTTGGCTTGTTTGCTAAACCATTCCGTGCTGTTAAGAAAGACCAACTCGTTAATACAATCAATGAAAAGGATTGTGTTGTTGAAGTAGAATTCATTATTGGTAAGAAACAGTATAAGATTATACGAGGCATTAAACCTAACATCTTTGAGATTTGGTGTGATGATATCATGTTAAATCAAGACGCCGCCGCTAGAGATTATCAAAAGCATTTAGAACAACACATTCTAAAATTAAACTTTAGGTCATTCACTCAAGTTGTAATACTAGGTAATGCCTCATTCGTTCCGTTCATGCAACTAAGGGCAAAACACAGAAGGCAAGTTGTAGAAGAAATCTTAGACATTGAAATCTTTTCTAAGCTGAATTTAATGTTCAGAGAGAAACAGAAACTACAAGACGAAACAATCAAGAAGGCAGACTTTGACTTTCAGTTGCTAGATGGTAAGATAGATACACAACAGAAACATATAGATGATATTAGTAATACGAATAAAGATACTGCCGATTTGAAGTTATTAGAAATCACTAAATCTGATACTGACATTGAAAACTATGAAGAAGATATTGCTCGTGTAAGACGAGAGATAACTGATTTACAAACAGAGATACTCGACCAAACAAAAGTAACAAGTAAACACAGCAAACTAACGGCTATGGAAGCAAAGTTAGAGAACACCTGTATCAAGCACAAAAAAGAATTAAAGTTTTTTCAATCACATGATGATTGTCCTACCTGTCAACAGTCAATTGATGAAGCATTCAAGAAGGCAATGATAGTTACAAAAGGCTCTAAAGTTGTAGAACTAGAACTTGGTATGACACAGATTGATAATGCAATCACCACATCACAGAGAAAACTGGATAAGATTAATGAAACTGTAGTTGCAATACGAGAGAAAGAGTTATTGATTAATCGTTTTGAAACTTCTATAAGTGAGATTGGCAAATACAAATCAAAGATACAAAAAGAAATAGACGACCTGTCAGATGAAAAGTTTTCAACAGGCGTCGCTACTGGCGAACTAAATCAACTACAAGAACAATTAGTTGATGCTGAAAAGAACAAACTAAAACATAAAGAAGAAAAGGTATATATAGATACTGCAAGACATCTTATGCAAGATACTGGCATTAAAACTAAAATCATTAAGCAGTATTTACCGATAATGAATCAGTATATAAATAAGAACCTGGCTGATATGGACTTCTTTGTCAACTTTAGTCTTGATGAGGAGTTCAACGAAACAATTAAATCAAGACACCGAGATGAGTTTCAGTATCACTCTTTTAGTGAGGGCGAGAAACTCAGAATTGATTTAGCAATACTATTCACCTGGCGTGAGATTGCTAAACTCAAGAACTCAACGAATACAAATCTATTAATACTAGATGAAATATTTGATAGTTCACTAGACACATCTGGTACAGATGAATTTATGAGAATACTATACAAGACAATGAACAAAGAAAATGTATTTGTCATTTCTCATAAGGGGGATACTTTAATCGATAAGTTCCCACGAGTAATGAAATTTGAAAAATATAAAAACTTTACAAGGATGGCAGAATAATGGCAAACAAACTAACAACAGAAAACATTGAGGCGGCAGTTCAACACTTAGAGAATATACAGAGTGGTGTAACACCGATACTTGATGGTGTCGATAGAACAGTAGTAGAAGATGCTGAAGTAGTAGAACCGCTTGACCTTGGTAATCAAGTAATCAAGAAGAAAGAGAAACGGGTGTTTCCTTTAATACCGCCAAGCGACCCTAGACTGTTAATGCAGATTGCACCTTTTATGGACGATACTTTAGAACAGTTTGGATTTGCAAGTAGAAAAGAGTTAGCAGAAGTTATGTATGATAACATGGCAAAATATGGCGGTCTTGGTCTATCAGCAAATCAAGTCGGACTACCATATCGTATGTTTATCATGGGCGGTCATCCAGAGATTGAAGATGGTAAAGTAAGATGTGTTTTTAATCCACTCATCAACGACATAAGTGAAGAATCTGTAATGTTGAAAGAAGGTTGTTTATCTTTTCCGTTTCTATTCTTAGGCATCAAACGACCTAAATGGGTAAATGTGAGATACACAGATGAGAACGGTGAAGAAATAGAAGAAACATTACACGGTATGCCTGCAAGAATGTTTCAGCATGAGAACGAACACATGAACGGATATGTCTTTACCGACCTAGTTAGTAAGTTAAAACTAGAAAGGGCTGAAAAGTCAAAACAGAAGATGATTAAAGAGATTAAAAAAAGACAAAGGGGTTTACAAATAATTACATGATTAGACCAATAATGCAAGAACTGGCGCTAGAGCCGTTCACAGAAGATTTATCAGGTGTTGCAGAGTTTCTTGACAACCTTGATTTTCTTAAAGTCAAAACAAAATACACAAAGGGTAAAGACTGGACTGCTTTGTCTTTACACGGATACGGACCTAAGACAACAGACATATTAAAACCAGGTGTGTTTAAGAGTTCAGTAGTACTTGAAGGATTACAATGGACATCTCTCAAGACGGCAACACCTCTACAACCTGTGTATAAAGTTTTAGATAATCTGCCTTGCGAATTTGAACGAGTTCGTTTTATGAAACTAGAAGCCGGCAAGATTATTGGGAAACATAGTGATAAGATTGATAAACAGATTGGGTTTGATGATGGTGATATTGTAAGAATTCATATACCAATCAGAACAAACGAGAATGTTATCTTTACATTGTATGAAAATGCTAGAGATAAAATAGGCAATGAATACAAT